CTTGCGTATGGTACTTAATCCATTTAAACCTGCTACCATTCCTTACATGGCTGCGCCATATGAATTAAACCCTTACTCATTTTTTGGTGTAGGTATTGCGGAAAACATGGACGATACTCAGACACTTATGAATGGGTTTATGCGTATGGCTGTAGACAATGCTGTACTCAGTGGCAACTTACTTATAGAAGTTGATGAGACTAACTTAGTGCCGGGTCAAGACTTATCTGTGTATCCGGGCAAAGTATTTAGACGACAAGGTGGCGCACCCGGACAGGCGGTATTTGGTACAAAGTTTCCAAATGTAGCAGGAGAGAACCTACAGCTATTTGATAAGGCACGTGTACTAGCAGACGAGAGTACGGGTATGCCATCATTCTCACATGGACAGACAGGTGTATCTGGTGTAGGTAGAACTGCGTCAGGTATTTCTATGTTAATGGGTGCTGCTGCAGGTGGCATTAAAAATGTTATTAAGAATGTAGATGACTATTTACTACGTCCGTTAGGTGAAGGACTGTTTAGATTTAATATGCAGTTTGACTTTGACCCAGCTATACGTGGAGACTTAGAAGTAAAGGCACGTGGTACAGAAAGCCTTATGGCTAATGAAGTACGTAGCCAAAGACTAATGCAATTTATGCAAGTATCTTCTAGCCCAGCACTTGCACCATTTGCTAAGTTTCAATACATTATTAGAGAGATTGCTAAGTCTCTTGATCTAGACCCTGATAAAGTAACAAACAATATGGATGAAGCAGCTATACAAGCTGAGTTAATGAAGCAGTTCCAACAACCTGCTCCAACTCCACAAGAAGGGGGCGCACCAGCAGGTGCAAACCCAATGGACCCATCAGGAGCAGGGGGTGGTACAATAGGCACAGGCCAAGTACCATTACCACAGGAACAAGGATTTAGTGCTAATGGACAAGGAAATATACCACAAGCTCAAGGGGATGGTCAACAACCCCAAGCAATGGACCCACTTCAATAACTACTTAGAAGAACTAATTAAACAACAACACCGTTTAATGGAGCAGACAGAAGATGTAGCCCCGTTACACAGAGCGCAAGGCGCAATACATATGCTACGTAATATACAACGATTACGGGATAATGTGATAGCAAACAATTAAAGGTAATTTCTCATGATGAATCGACAAGCAGAACTTTTTGAAGATGGTGGTCTTAAAGATGAAGGTGGTATGATAGATGCAGAATCAGGTAATAAAGTTCCTGTTGGAAGTACACGTGAAGAAGTAAGAGATGACATTCCTGCTAAACTTAGTGAGGGTGAATTTGTTATGCCAGCAGACGTTGTAAGATATCATGGGTTAGATAAAATGATGGGGCTAAGAGATGAAGCTAAAATGGGATTACAAAAAATGGAAGCTATGGGTCAGATGGGGAACTCAGAGGAAGCAACGCTACCAGACGAAATGCCATTTGGTATGGGCGATTTAATTGTAGTTGCTGGAGATGGTAGAGAAGTTGAAATGGCTGAAGGTGGTTATGTAACAATGGCAGAGGGTGGAGCAACACGAGCATTGGGTGCAACCTATACACCACCTACAAGTCAACCTTTAGACTTTACCACAGTAATGGGTGAAGGAAAAATATCCTACAAAGAATATAGAAATGCAGAAGGTAAAAATATGCTTGTGTCATTTATTGGTGGCATTCCTGTGTACCCTATCCCTGAAGGATATACTGAGTATACGCCCGGAGCAGATGAACCTGTAACACCTATACAAGAAGTAGTACAAGCAGGTCCACCTACTCCTGAACTTAATGATGAAGACAGACAACGAGCAGGTTATGAAGTAGGCTATTCTATTGGCTATGAAAACATGACACCTATACAGTTGTTACGTGAATCAAAAAGAATGAATAGTGTATTTGGTAAAATTGCATTTGCTATTCCTATGTTGATTAATCCTGTGGTTGGTATAGCAGCTTATACTGCATTAGGTGATAAGTATCCACAACTTGATGCAGAAATTAATAAACAATTAAAACTTGATCCAAAAAATAAATCTTTACTAGCAGCGGCAGAACTATCAACAAATAATAAAAAAGGACAACTAGCTGGTAAAGCTGTTACTACAATTAAAAACTTTGTAGGTGACAAAATAACACAGTTTTTTGGAGAAGATACTTTAACAAAAGTTATAGAGTTATCTGGTGTAAAAACAAATACTTCAGAAAATATTGAAACCGTAAGTAAAGAAGTAAACAATAAAAAAACAAACGTACCAGTAACTGTAGATAAAAGAGGATCTACTGTTACAAATGTACAACCAAAAAACCAACAAGGTCCAAACTTTACTCCTCAATCAGATACAGAAACATTAGAAGCTTTAGGTAGAGTACCAGCAACAGGTTATGATTTTGCGGCATTTGAACCAGAAAGCCCTGCTGTAGGACTTGGACAACAAGATACAAATGCTAGATTAAATTTACGTCCTGTAGAAATGGATCAAAGTCCTTCAAGAGGTGCAGATACATCTATTCCCCAAGCGGTACTTGATGATCAAAGACGAGATCTTATTAGAGGAAGTGCAGGTAATGTTGACGCTGCAAATCAACAAAGAGGATTAATAGATAGAGGCCCAACTCTTCAAGGTAATATTCCCTTTGGACAATTTCAAGGAGAAAACGTAACAAATAATTTTGAATACGGTGTTAATAAATCAAGAGAAATAGCAGACGGACCCGGATTTGTTGAGTCTATGCGTGATAGAAATAGAGCAACGGTAGATAGAAAAACTGAGGAACGTAGAGCAGAACGAGATCTTAATAGAGGTGACTATGGATTTAATAAAATATATGATGGATCAGAAGTATATCAACAACCTAGAACATCTTTAATAGATCAAATTAGAACGGGTAGAACTGATACACCTGATTTAACTGATGCACTTGCAGCAGGGTTAGGCTATGTATACGATGGTACAGTAAATGGATATGTAGGTAAAGGAGCAGTAATTGCTAACGATTATTTACGAAGTTTACCTAGTGCAGTTTATGATCTGTTAGGTATGTCCTTTAAACCAGCAGGTGCAGCTACAATGGATTCTGTAGCAGGGCAAGCTTTATCTGTAAACGACATGAAAACTGTTATAGAAAATAATTCTGTTAGTGATGACATTAGTTCTGCATTACGTGGTGGATTTGACAGTTCTAAACTAGAAAGAGAACGGGGTATATTACCCTCTGGGTCTCAAGTAGCAGATTTAGGTCCAGTTACTAATGAACAACTACGTCAATATAATCAAGGCTTCATAACTGCTGGTGATCGTTACGCAATGACAATGGGTGGTCGTGGCCTTAGAGGAACTAGACCTGAAGGTTTTGGTGATCAGAACTTAGGTTTTGTAGCACAAGATGCACCAGAGCAATATGCACTTAGACGTAGTGCGCCAGATATGGAACAATACACACCCCCATTTGAACCTAACATGCGTGATAGAAACATGAGACCTCCGGGCATGAGAAATCCATCAATGGGTCAAGAAGAGTTTTCAGAACTACAAAGATCTCCCGTTATGGTAGATCCAAGAGACCCTAATTTCCGTGGAAGTTACCAAGGTAATGTTCCCCCTAGTAACATGCAAGGGCCAAACTTTACGCCAGATAGTATAGATCCAAGAGGCCCAAGCCAGATTCCAGATGCCAGAAGACCATTTCCTACACCACAACTAGATTCTGTAGCAGGGCCATTTGCACCTAATGTAGGTGGCACAAGTGGTAGACTACAAGACTTTAGAGGCGGTGATCCATTCAAACCATTGCGAGGTGCAGGTATTGGTGGATCTAATATGGGTACACCAGACAATGTAACAGATATTGCTACACGAGCAAGCACACAGTTAACAGGACCAACAACAGATAATTACGGAACACGAGATTTTAATGCATTTGGTGAAGGTGTAACTCCGGGTTTACGACAAGGAGATGTAATTCCTTATAGCCCTAACATGCGTGATAGAAACATAACAACTCCGGGTATGACAGCCCCTACAAATTTAGAGCTTAAAGATCCTTTGAATAGATTTGAGGGTCCAAAACAAGAGGAGATTCTTAGACAAGCACAAATTTTAAAAGATCGTGGTATAGGAGCAGTACCAACTAGCCCTCTTGTAGGTGGTGGTATTTCTCCTCAAATTCCAGCAACACAAACACCCGGATACTTAGATAGTGGACAAGCTAATATATCAGCAATACAAACTCCGGGTTATTTAGATAGTGGTGGACCAATGCCACAAAGATCTGCGATAGAAACACCCGGATATTTAGATAGTGGTCAAGCAAATATATCAGCAAGAGATGTTCCTTCGTTTGGTGATACAGATCCAATTAATGTAGTTCCTGCAAATGAGTTTCAACTAGGTGCTGCAGATGCAGCCCGTGAAAATAATTTACGCGCGCAAGAAGCAGAAGAAACTTTTTATGATCAACAAGGGCTTCCATCACAGGTAGATGCCACTCGAATGATGGGTATCAATGACCCACAAGGTGGTTTAGATGCAGCTCGTGCAAGAGAATCTGCTGCATACGGAGCAGCTTTAGGAAATTATATGAGAGATAATATGGGTGTTAGTGCTACAAACCCTGATGGAATTACACCAAGTTTTTATAATAAGTATCCTGAACAAAATCTTTTTCCCTATGAACGAGCAGTCGATTTAGGTAGAGAAATGCAAAACAAATTTTCTAATCAATCTACAAATGTATACCCACAATTAGAAGGAGTTTCTCAAAACGCAGAAGCAAATAGAGAAGCTTCTCTTGGTGGTGCTGATGCCAGACCAAGAACACGTGCAACTATAACAGACTCTTTGTTAGACTCTGGTATGGGTGGAGCTATACAATCTGGACGATCTCCAGTATCACTAAATGCACCTTCAATGGATAGGAGTTTTGATCCTACTAGACAAGAGTTTAGTTCTAACATGCGCGACAGAAACATGCGAACTCCGGGCATGGCTCAATTAGATGATTCTGGTATGGGTGCAGCTATAAGTGATGCTACAGTAGATACAAAAACTTCAGTTCCAAAAAAACAAACACAACAAACTTTACAAACAATAAAAAAACGAGATAATGATTATTTATCACGTAGACAAGAAGTTATATCTAGGTCTGCAGGTAATAGAACTTTATTACGTAGTGGTAAAGAAACTGAACAAAATTCTCCCCAAGCTATGTACAATAGAGAACAAGAAAGCACAGGTTATATTGGCACAGACTCTGAAGGTTATGGTGTAGGCATGATAGCTGGTCCGGGTCAAGCAGGTGTTGTTGTTGATGAAAATGGGAAAGCACTTAAAGATGGTCCGGGTGGCGTTACAGGAAAAACTATATACCAAGATTCAACAGGTGTGCAATATACTAAGAGTACATTTGGTAAAAAAGAAACACTAGATGGGAAAAAATATACACCTGCAAAGGGTGCAAAAAAAGGTGATGGTGCAGATAGAGACAATGATAATGAAGCAGATAGTGGCAAAATTATTTGTACAGCTATGAATGCTTCTTATGGATTTGGTTCTTACCGTCAAGCAATTTGGTTAAACTACTCAAATAAACACTTGACAAAGGCACACGAAGTAGGTTACCATACACTGTTCCTTCCTTTAGTATACTTAGCATATACAAAAGATATAAAGTTTATACGTACTTTACTAGAACATGGTACACGTAGACGTACTGCAGATTTAAGAGCAGAGTTAAAAGGAACTAAACGAAATACTTTAGGACGTTTCTATCGCTCTATATTTGAACCCCTCTGTTATACAGTAGGTAAAATAAAAATAGCATTAGGAAATTAATATGGAACCAACACTTCAAGAATATAAACAAACAGTACTGACTAGATTTAAAGAACTAGAAGAGTCTGAACGTGCTACGTTACAGGGTCTTAGAGGTACACCTGAAGGACGGGTGCTAGGTAAAGTTTTAGGTGGGGAGTTAGAAGACTTAGTATTTATGCTAGGCAGACAACCTGCATCTACTGCTGCACCAAAACGTGGATTAGCTACACGATAAAACAGTTTATATGCTGGCTACTCATCCCCCTACCAACATAGGCTACGGTGGCCCCAGTTAGGAAATACAATGGCAGAAACAGAAATGGCCTCAGAGCCACAATCAGAAAACAAAGTTGCATTTGCAACACGTAAGTACTCAAACGATGATAAACGAAAAGCAGAACAAGAAGAGTTAGAACAATTAATTGCAGAGAATAAAGGTGAAGTTGCTGAAGAAGTAGAAGCAGAGCCAGAAGGTGCAGAAGAAAAAACTTTTAAGAAACGGTATGGTGACTTACGTAAGCACTCGCAAGAAACTAAACAATCTTTAGAAAAACAAGTTAATGAGTTACGTAAACAACTTGACAAAAGTACTAAACAAGAAATTAAACTACCAAAGTCAGATGACGATATTGAAGCATGGGCAGCTAGATACCCTGACGTAGCAGCAATAGTAGAAACAATTGCAATTAAAAAAGCACGTGAACAATCAAAAGATTTAGAAGACCGTGTAAAAGAAATTGATGCAATGAGAGAATCTGCTAGTAAAGAAAAAGCTGAAGTAGAACTTATGAAAATACACCCTGACTTTGGGGAAATAAGAGACAGTGATAGTTTTCACGATTGGGCAACAGAACAACCTAAATGGGTTCAAGATGCTCTATACGAAAATGACAATGACGCAAGGTCTGCAGCAAGAGCAATAGATCTATATAAGATAGATAATAATATATCTACTAAAAAGTCATCAAACAATAAAGACGCTGCACGTTCTGTAAGTAATAAACAGACACGTAATGCACCAGAGACAGATAAAACTGGTGGCAGCTTTAAGGAATCTCAAGTGGCGAAAATGACACCACAAGAGTACGAGAGAAACTCAGATGTTATAATGGAAGCTATCCGTTCAGGACGTTTTGTTTATGATGTATCTGGTAATGCTCGTTAAAAGGTATTGACATATAGAAAAAAATAGATATAACTATAGTCATACTTCTACGGTAGCCCCATTTTTAAAATGGTTACCTACCATACTAAATCGCAAACCATACAAAGTCTTAAAGACTACCTGATAAACATGGCCTATTAACTACATAGTTGCGCGACTGTGTCTGTAATACACCCTACGTAAGTCAGCCCGTTAAAACATTTGATTGATTTGCATCTGTAATATATGCTATAAATAGGAGATTATACAATGGCATTTAGTTCCGCAGCAGGTTATGGTAACCTGCCTAACGGTAATTTTAGCCCAATCATCTACAGCAAACAGGTGCAACTTGCATTCCGCAAGGCATCTGTTGTAGAAGCAGTTACCAATAATGATTACTTTGGTGAAATTGCTAACATGGGCGATACCGTTAAAATAATAAAAGAACCAGAGATTACAGTCAAAGAGTATACTCGTGGTACAACTATTCTACCACAAGACCTTGATGACGAAGATTTCTCGTTAACAATTGATAAGTCTAACTACTATGCGTTTAAGATTGACGACATAGAAGACGCACATAGCCACATAAACTTTATGAGCCTTGCTTCTGATAGAGCAGCTTATAGATTGGCTGACCAGTTTGACCAAGACGTACTTGGTTACCTATCAGGTTTCAAACAATCCTCTCTTCACGGATCACCAGACACAGTTAACGCAACTGTAAATGGTACTGTGGCGGTTTCAACAGCAGGAACAGATGAACTTCTTTCCAGCATGAAACTAGTAAAAGGTGACTTTGGTAACATTACTACTAGTTCAGCAGGAACTCACTCAATTCCTCTAACTCCACGTATGCCGGGTGCAACATCCTTGCCAACAGCCACAGCGTCACCAATCATGGTGATATCTCGTATGGCTAGACTACTTGATCAACAGCAAGTTGACACAAATGGTCGTTGGCTAGTTGTAGATCCTGTGTTTATGGAAATGCTACGTGACGAAGATTCACGTCTTCACAACGCAGACTTTGGAGAATCAGGAAGTATACGAAATGGCCTAGTTATTAATAACTTAGGTGGTTTCAGAGTATATAGTTCAAGCAATCTACCAGCAGTTGGAACAGGTCCGGGAACTTCAGGTTCTGCAAACCAAATTGCCAACTATGGTGTAATTGTAGCTGGACACGATTCTGCTGTTGCTACTGCAGAGCAGATCAATAAGACAGAAACATACCGTGACCCTGACAGCTTCTCTGACATTGTTCGTGGTATGCATTTATATGGTAGAAAGATACTTCGTCCTGAAGCTATCGTTACTGCCAAATATAACGCAGCGTAGGGGGAATATAAAAAATGGCTACTATAACATCACTTTTACTTCCTGCTACAGGAAACTCTAACAGAGGCAGAATGCCGTATCAAGTTGAACTAATAATTGACTTGACTGCACAAGCTATTGATTGTTCAGCACCAGATACAGTACAATGTATTACACTACCAGCTAACACTCATATACTTCACGCAGGTGTTCAAGTTGTAGAATCTGCAACAATGAACACAGGTACAAATGCCACCATAACATTAGGTGCAGCAGACGTGGACGAATACGTCACAGCATTTGATATTGATGGTGCTTCTGATGGTGCATACGCTCCAAGTGTAACACCTTCAGCAGAAGTTGTTCTTGCTACAGCAGATACACTAGACCTTGTTTTTGCAGGTGACGGTGCTACCTTTACAGCAGGTAAACTTAGAGTTTACGCTCTATTGATGGACGTTTCTGAGCAAGGAAGTACATCAGCTAATGAAGTTGATAGAGACTATCTAGCATAATATAATAAATGGGGAGGCTGGGATAATCTGGCCTCTCCAACTACATAACAGTGAAAGAAATTTAAATGGCAGAAACGTACCTAACTTTAACTAATAAAGTACTTGCAAGATTAAATGAAGTTGAGCTAACAAGTTCAACTTTTAGTTCGTCTAGAGGGATACAAACACAAACTAAAACTGCTGTTAATGAAGCTGTTAGATACATAAATCAAAGAGAATTTAACTATCCATTTAATCATGCAACAGATTCAGAAACATTAGTTGCAGGTACATTTAAATATAGTATACCAGCCACAGCTAAGTTAGCTGACTACGATACATTTCGTATTGTAAAAGACTCTGACTTAGGTACAAGCGGTGGTAAACTAAACAGTATGAACTATAAAGAATATATAGAAGATCACATTACACACGAAGATGAAATTGTAACCACAACATTAAATGGATCACACTCTAGTTCCGTAACTACACTAACACTTACATCTACCACAGACTTTGATTCTGCAGGTAGTGCCTTTATAGGTAGTGAAATTATATCTTATACTGGTGTAAGTGGTAATGACTTAACAGGTGTTACACGTGGAACACAATCTACTACGGCTGCAATACACGCAAGTGGTGTACAGGTAGCACAGTTTAGTAATGGTAGTGCGCCTACTCATGTAATACGAACACTAGATAATAACTATATATTATTCCCATGCCCTAATAAAGCATATACTATAAAGTATGATTATTTTACCTTTCCTACTGATATGTCTGCACATGGTGATACAACCACTATTCCTGATAGATTTGCTGCAGTTATTGTAGATGGTGCAACAGCATTTATTTACCAGTATCGTGGTGAAACACAACAGTATGCAATTAATTTTACTAGGTTTGAGCAGGGAATAAAAAATATGCAAACTCTTCTAGTAAATAAATTTGATTATCTAAGGTCTACTTATATAACTAGAAACCACATAGGAAGTCCTACTTCATCATTTAGGTCCATTTAAATATGCCTGATCAATCTCAGATACAACCGTTTTCGTTTAACTGTGAAGGCGGTTTAGTTCTAAATAAATCTACTTTTATTATGGAACCCGGACAAGCACTAGAGTTAACAAACTTTGAGCCAGACGTTGAGGGTGGGTATAGACGTATTAATGGGTACAATCCTTATGTAATACAACAACTTCCTGTAACTTCATTAAGTAGTGAACCTACATTAATGTCAGCATTGTTTCACGATTATGTCGTAGCAGCTAGAGGAGAAAAAATCTATAGTTCTGCTAGTACAACATTAACTTTAAAAATTACGTCTAGTGAAACTATGTCAGGGTCAGGAACTATAAATGCAAAAAGCACAACTTCGTTTAGTTCTAGTGGTACACTGTATATGGACTCAGAAATATTTACATATACAGGTGTAACAGCTACTAGTTTTACTGGAGTTACAAGAGCTACAAGCAGCACAACTGCAGCAGCACATAGTACTAAAACAGTAATATCTGAAAGCTGGACAGAACGAGATACAGGTAGAACAAATGCTGCAAAGTATAAATTTGAAAGATTTAACTTTGATGGTAGTGATAAATTTATTATAGTAGATCAAGCCAATGCTCCTACAGTATTTAATACATCACTAGCAGCAACTGATGTATCCACTTCTTCTGTAGCAGGAGCTAAACACGTAGCTGCTTTTAAAAATCATATGTTCTATTCTGGAATGTCAAGTACTCCACAAGAGGTAGTGTTTAGTAAACCTTTTGACGAGGATGATTTTACTTCTGCGGATGGTGCAGGTAGCATTAAAGTAGATGACACTATTGTAGCTCTTAAAGTGTTCCGTGAAGATTTATTTATATTTTGTGAAAACAGAATATTTAAATTGTCAGGAACAACAAGTACTAACTTTGCTGTTACTCCTGTTACACGTAATATTGGTTGTGTTAATGGAGATACAGTACAAGAATTTGCTGGTGACTTAATATTCTTAGGGCCAGATGGCTTACGTACTATTGCTGGTACTGCAAGGATTGGTGACGTAGAACTAGGTACAATAAGTTCTAATGTACAGTCATTGTTTAGAGAACAACTAAGTGACTCTGGAAGTTTTACCTCTCTAGTTATTCCTGATAAGACACAATATAGAATATTCTTTTCTAAATCTGGTGGAGCTGAAAGTGCTACGACAGGTGTAATATGTGTACTAAAACAACAGTCATTTGAATTTGCACAATTAAAAGGAATTAAACCTGCTTGTACTGACAGTGTTGTAGAATCAGGTAATGTTATACCTATACATGGAAGTTTTGATGGGTATGTATATAGACAAGACCAAGGTAATACTTTTAATGGTACACTAGTAGAAGCAAAATATCGTAGTCCAGATCTTACCTTTGGAGATCCGGGTATAAGAAAACACATGCAAAGGATAAATATTAACTACGCACCTGAATCAACTATTGACGCAGACATGTTTGTAAGGTATGATTATGAATCTCAAGATTCTTCAAGACCAGCAGCATATCCGTTAGACACAACTGACGTTGCAGGTACATACGGTGCGGTATCAGTTTATGGAAACGCTACATACGGAGGTCCGTCACAACCTATCGTTAGAAAATCAGTAGAAGGATCAGGGTTTGCTGTAGCATTAAGAGTAGAGGATGGGGCCACCACAACTGGTCCATACTCGTTAAAAGGATTTCAAATGGAATTTCAACTAGGGGCTAGAAGATAATGGGTGCTACGTATACAAGACAATCAGACTACTCAGATGGAGATACCATAACTGCAGCAGATACTAACGATGAATTTGACCAGCTCCTAGCTGCATTTGCGGCCAGTTCAGGACACACTCACGATGGTACTACTGCTGAAGGTGGACCAGTAACTAAACTACTAGGTAACACACTTACCTTTGGTGCAGGTACTTCAGGCACAGACATTACTATTACCTTTGATGGTGAGACTAATGATGGTGTATTTAAGTGGATGGAAGACGAGGATTACTTTGAGTTTTCTGACGACATACTTATTGCTTCTACTGAAAAGATACAATTTCGTGATACAGCCATATACATTAACTCATCTGCTGATGGACAACTAGATCTTGTAGCTGATACAGAAATACAGATAGCTGCAACTACTGTAGACATAAATGGGGCAGTAGAAATTAGTGGCACTACGGCACAGGTAGGTGTTTTAACTACAACAGCTACACAAGTAGCAACTGGTGGGATCACAAGTGGTTCAAATATTGTTTCTGACACAGATAGTACTGATGATCTTGGTACTACTAGTGTTCGCTGGGCTAACTTGTATGTTGATGCTATTACTGCAACAGATCAAATAACAGCTACTGGATTTACTGGTACATTAGATGGTATTCTTGGGTCTGGATCTGCTGCGGCTGCGACTGTAACAACTCTTGATACAAGTGGTGCTGTTAACTTAAATCTTGTTACCGACTCAACTAGCTCAACTTCTGGTGCTTTAATTGTTGACGGTGGTGTTGGTATAGCTAAAAAACTATATGTAGGAACAGACTTAGATGTAGATGGTACTACTAACCTTGATGTTGTGGATATTGATGGCGCAGTTGACATGGCTAGTACACTAGCTGTAGCTGGAGTTTTAACTGGTGCGTCTTTAGACATATCAGGTGATATAGACATTGATGGTACTGCTAACTTAGATATTGTTGATATTGATGGCGCAGTAGATATGGCTACAACTTTAGCAGTAGCTGGAAATGTAGACTTTAACGGTGACTTAGATGTAGATGGAACAACTAACTTAGACGTAGTAGATATTGACGGTGCTGTAGATATGGCTTCTACACTACAAGTAGATGGTGCTATTACTAACAGTTCTACTATTGTATCTGCAGGTAAAATTACAGCAGATGCTGGCATAGACATTGATAACTTTAATATTGACGGTACTACTATTGCTCTTAGCTCTGGTAACTTAGATATTGATGTTGCAGGTAATGTAACTATAGATGCAGACGGTGGTACAGTTACTTTTGCTGATGGTGGTGCATCACTAGGTACTATTACATCTAGTGGTTACTCAGGTACTGCTGCAGTTGCTACTACAGTTACAATAACTGATAACGAATCTACTAATGAGAATAACGCTATTGTCTTTACTTCAGGTGGAGACTTAGATGGTGGTAACATAGGTTTAGAATCAGATGGAGATTTAAAGTATAACCCAAGTACAGGTACACTTTCTGCTACTAACATTTCTGTATCTGGTACATTTAGTACTGTAGACTCAGTTACAATGAGTGCTAACAATGCTGTTATATTTGAAGGTGCTACTGCTGATGCCCACGAAACTACACTTACAGTTGTAGATGCTACGGCTGATAGAACAATTACTTTACCTAACGTATCAGGTACAGTTCCTGTATTAGCTGCAGCAAGCAATACACAAGTTACTTCTACACCTGAAGAGTTAAACTTGTTAGATGGTATTACTGCAGGGACAGTTTCAGCTTCTCTTGCTGTTATTGCAGACAGTAACAAAGACATAACTGGTTTTAGAAATGTTACACTTACAGGGGAACTTGATGCTGGCTCGTTGGATGTCAGTGGTGACATAGATGTAGACGGCACAACCAACCTTGATGTTGTGGACATTGACGGTGCTGTTGATATGGCATCAACACTTACAGTGGCAGGTGTAGTTGATATAACTGACACGACTGACTCAAGTGATGCTACAGGTGATACAGGCGCATTAAGGACTGAGGGTGGAGCTAGTATAGCTAAAAAGTTGTACGTTGGTACAGACCTAGATGTAGACGGTACAGCTAATCTTGATATTGTAGATATTGATGGTGCTGTAGATATGGCATCTACCTTAACTGTAGGTGGCGTAGTTTCAGTTACTGATGGGTCAGCAGCAAGCCCAGCTATAACTAATACTGGCGATACTAATACGGGTATATATTGGCTTGATGCGGATAAAATAGCTGTTACAACTGCAGGAAGTACACGACTTTCTATTGATAGTAATGGATTTTTTGATGTAACGGGTGCTGGTAATGATATAGCTAGATTTTCTGGTGCTAATTCAGCTGCTTTATTTATTAGAAACGATACTGCTAATCAGTTTATTCTTCACACATCAACTGATGATGCTTTAGTCCTTGGTACAGGTGGCAATAATGATAGATTAACAATAGACTCTGCTGGTGCAGCTACATTTTCTGGCACTCTTACCTCTACAGGAAAAATCACCGCAGACGCAGGTATAGACATTGATAACTTCAACATAGATGGCACTACGATTGCGCTGTCTTCTGGTAATATGACGCTTGACGCTGCTGGTTCTATTCTTTTAGATTCAGCAGATGGTGGTTCAACTCAATTTCAGGATAGTGGAACTGCGTTTGGTAATATTTACGCATCGTCAGGTAATATGCTAATGAAGTCAACACAATCTGACAAAGATATGACTTTTCAAGGCAACGATGGTGGTTCTCAAATAAATGCTCTTGTCCTTGATATGTCAGCGGCTGGTGCGGCAACATTCAACAACGATGTTACTGCGTTCTCTGATGAACGTCTAAAATCTAACATAACTACAATCCCTGATGCGCTATCTAAAGTAAGAGAGATGCGAGGCGTACATTATGTAAGGAATGAAACAGGCAAAGATTCAACAGGTGTTATTGCACAAGAATTACAGAAGATTGCACCAGAGCTTGTACTCACCGCAGAAGATGAAATGGGTACACTAAGTGTTAATTATGGTAATATTACTGGTTACTTAATCGAAGCAATAAAAGAGCTTTCAGCTAGAGTTAAAGAATTAGAAAGTAAATAATACATGGCATTACCATCCGCAGGTAGTTCAATATCTTTACAACAAGTAAACGTAGAACTTGGTAATACAGGTACTGACGCAATAAACATGGGCAGTTCTGCTGTGCGTACTTTATTTGATGACGCTTCTGGTGCTATTTCAATGTCTGATGGATTTGGTAAATCTAGTGAGTTAGGCTTAACTGCTTCTGCGGCATCAAGTGCTAACTTGAAAACACTGTTCGACAATGCCTCTGCGGGCAGTTGGGCAGGAAGTACCGCTAAACGATATACCATTAACTCTGGAACTACTATGGGAATTATAACCGCCCCAGCTAGTATGGGAGGTACTTTAATCATTGCCCACTCAGGTGCAATCCAAGGAGTAGGTGGTACTGCGAATGGAGGTGCTGGTGCAACAGCTATGACTATTCAATCTGCTAACATTACAATCAACATGGCTAGTGGATCTACCATCTCAGGTGGCGGTGGCGGTGGTGGACAAGGAGGTACTGGTGGTGGCGGTAACTTTGTTAGTAGTACTCCCTGTAGCGGTAGTAACCCCGGTGGTTGTACCCTGACAGGCTTTGGTGCTTGTGATGGAGGCGATGCTAACACCTACGCATGTTACAGCAACACCAACGGGGGTGCTGGAGGTGCTGGTGGTCGAGGCGCAGGATACGGTCAGGCCCTAGCAAATGGATCTTCTGGTTCTGGTGGAGGCACTAGCGCAGGTGCAGGTGGTACAGGCGGAAACGGAGCGTCCTTTGGTGCTGCAGGTGCAACTGGTGCGACAGGAGCAAACGGAAACAGAACTAATGGATCTTCTGGTTCTGCTGGTGGTGCGGCTGGGCGAGCTATAACTTTCTCAGGTGTATCAGCCTATACAATTATAGGAACAGCTTCTGGAACAATTCATGGAGCTTATACGTAATGACAGCTTCAGAACGATATGCTATATGTAAAGAATGTAAGTGGTTTAGATCAAGCATTTCACAGTGCAAGAAATGTATGTGCATTATGAAATTTAAGGTACATTTAAAATATGCAAGTTGTCCTATAGGAAACTGGAAATAAGGAAATATAAACATGGACTATACAATAACAGAACTATCAGATGAAAAAGCAGTTGTAACCTTCGCTGATGGAGCTTGGGCCACTGTTCCAGTACTAGAA